GAAGAATATGAAAACAATATCCCTAGCGTAAAAAAGTTTTTCAAAGACGTTGACGAACATGTACAGTTTATCGTTGTTGGCTCATCTTATAGTTCAAATTATTCATTGGGAGTTCTTGAACAGCTTAAAGATAAGAGGATAGATATTTTTTATATTAAACCAGATATCGAACTTTTAACAGGCCTGCCTAGGCTTGTAGAAAGTGCAGTATTTGGCGTATTACAAGAATATGCTCGTTCAGGCTTGTTTAACTCTATTGCGATTTTTTCAAATTTAAATTTAGAAAATATTTTACAGAATATACCCGTTAAAGAATATTATGACACATTGAATAATTCTATTTTTTCTACAATTCATTATTTGAATTATTTTGAACATTCTGAGCCTGAAATCGGGCAAGTTTGTCCCCCATCTGATATTAATCGTGTTAGAACCGTTGGAATGTTGGATATGGAAAATCTTGAAGAAAAATGGATTTTTGACCTTGACACCGAAAGAGAGCTATGTTATTATATATGTATAAATGAAAAGAGATTAGAGGAAGAGGGCGGTCTTCATAGAAAGCTTGTAAATATGCTAAAGGAAAAACCAAGAAATGCTTTTAGAAAAATTTCATATGCTATTTATGAAACACCGTTACCACAAGACTTTGGGTTCTGCGTTGCCCACACTAACGTAGTCCAAAAAAACTCTTGACTTGCTTTGTCGAGAGTGTTATAATAGAACAGTAAGGAACGCTTATTGTTTACTCATAAACATCAAAAAAAAAGGAGATAAATTATGGGAATCGACATGGAGCTTATGCGCCGCAAGCTCGCAAATTTGCGCGGTGAAGAACCAAAGAACTCACCCTGGTTTCGGCCAGATGAAGGTGATACGGATATTCGTATCGTTCCAATGAACGATGGAGATCCACTGAAGGAGATGTTCTTTCATTATAATGTAGGAGAGCATCGCGGACTTCTTTGTCCAAAGCGAAACTTTGGCGAACGTTGTTCAATTTGTGAATTCGCTTCTACGTTATGGCGTGAAGGAAGCGATAATAACGATGAGGAAAGCAAGAAGCTGGCAAGATCACTTTTTGTGCGTCAGCGCTACTTCTCTCCCGTTGTTGTAAGAGATCGAGAAGAAGACGGCATCAAGGTCTATGGCTATGGGAAGCAGGCTTATGAACTTCTTCTGGGCTATATCCTCGATCCAGAGTACGGTGATATCACTGACATAAATGAGGGAACTGATATTACTCTTACGTATACTAAGCCTACAAAGGCTGGTGCGTTCCCTCAAACAAATCTCAAGATGCGTCGTAACACATCGCCCCTGTTGTCGGACACGGATGCGATCCCGGCCCTCCTTGATCGTATGCCTGAGTTTGATTCTCTCTTTGAGCGTCTAACACCGGCTCAAATCGACGCAATACTCGATGAACAGCTATCCACTGATAGTTCGGCGGAGAGTCGTTCGTCTGAGACTACTAAGTATAACGACACAAACAATAGTGTCGATAAGGCTTTTAACGAGCTAATGACTGGTAAGTAGTTGAGATTTGTCCCGCAGGGAGGCATGGGGAACAGATGCCTCACATTTTTTAAGAGATGATCATGAATGATTGGTGCAAAGCGCTTTCAAAGAAGTGCTGTGGCGGCTATTATAGTTCTACACCTTGTAGGGCAAAAAGTTGTAATCCGAAACATGATTATTGCAAAGAACATAAAAAGATTTTAAAATTGAAGGAGGGAATATGAGCGCAACAGATTTATCGAACCGCGACAATTGGCAAAAAGGCGCTCGTATTATTGGTGATGCCGGCGAGAACGATCTAGCATATTATTTGGCTAGCGTTTTACCGGCGCATTATGAGGTTATTATAAGGCCGCCAAAGCTAGTTGTTTATGAAAGCAAAAGAGGGATCGTGCTCGATATTTTGATTATCAATACACTTACAGGCGCGCAGCTATACATTGAAAAGAAAACAGGCAATAATGGCGGCAATGCTCATGAGCGTGTATATAAGTTTCTTTCAAGGCCTTTGAAAAGGTTGGTTCGCGAAAAATATAATACCGTGAAGGAACCATTCTTTCTTGTCTTTTCTGGAGATACTTTTCAGAGAGCAAAATATATAAATGAACTTTCTCTTTTGCTTGAGGGAGAAAACTATGCCATTATGGATCCTGAGTTTAGTAATATTGAACAGATTGCAAATCAGATTATGGAGATCGTATGAAACCGCTATTCATGTGGGCTGGTGGCAAAACACGCCTACTTAAGAAGTATAAAGAAAAAGGCGTGTTGCCTGAGACTTTTGATAGCTACATCGAACCATTTCTCGGTGCCGGCGCCATGTTTGTTTGGGCATACGGCATGAACTCGAATGCTAAGTTTTACTTGAACGATAGCAACCAATTCATTATGAATATTTATACCGCAATCAAAAACGATGTTGATAACTTTATGTCAATAATGGATGATTATTCGTCTGCATATATTCCACTAGACAAGGAGGATCGTAAGGTGTTTTATTATGATTTACGCACAGAGCACGCTTTTGATTATTCTAAATGGTCAAAAACAGAAGAAGCTGCAGCCTTGTATTTTTTGATGAAAACGGGGTTTAACGGCATCTGGCAAATTAATAAAAATACAAATAATCGCTTTGGAACGCCCTCTGGGTTGTTAAATCAAAAAACACAAGTTTATGATAAGAAAAACGTGAGAGAGTGGAATGAAGCATTGCAGAAATGTACTTTGAGCGCCAAGGACTTTGGTGACACATTGACACACGCCGACAATAATACATACGCATTTCTTGATCCGCCATATCGAGGCTCTTTTACTCAATATGGTGTTGATTTTGATGACGAGATTCAAGAAAGGGTAATTAATTTTTTAAACGACTTGACTTCAATCGGAGCACATGTTATGATGTCTAATAGAGATGTTGGAGATAACTTTTTTGAAGATAGGATTGGCAGTAATGATATTATCTACTTTGATGTCACTTATACTGCTGGCAGAAGAAAGAAGAATAAAGATGGAACTCATAGCGCCAAAAAGGCTAGAGAAATTTTAATGATAGGAAGGAAATAAAAAACATGAAAAACACAAACACTCAAACAGAAGATAACTCCCCCCACGAGTCTGTAGTTCGATTCGATACGACACCGGATGCGTATAATCTTTATCATGTCATAATGCCATCGGGGTTTGGTTATGACATGACAGACGCATTGGGAGATCTGATTGATAACGCGTTAGATGCTAAAGCAACCGAGGTCTGCACTGTTTTCAAAAAAGCGCCAGGGCGCATCTCCGAAGGTGGCGCCACTGTTGAGGCTATTTGTATTATTGATAATGGGCACGGTATGAGTGCTCCGATTCTAGAGGCGTCATTGAAATTTTCCACAAAAACACCCCATGCGCCTGGCGCGCTTGGTAAGTTTGGGGCCGGCGGCACTGCCGCATCTTTTGGCATAGCTCGTAAAAAAATTGTATACACAAAAGAGGCCAACAAACCTCTTATCATTGGGTGGCTGAATCTAGATTCTTTTCAGCCGAATGGAACGTTCGCTAATACTGGCGCCCGGCGCCAAGGAACGCTGGCAGACATAGAATATTTTAAGACTCTGAACCAGTTAACAGAGGAAGAATATGAGGGTAGTTCCGGAACCATAATTGAGTTACACAGCATTAGGGAAGAACATAGCTCTACTGCGAAAAAGTACGCGGGGGACTTTCGAAAATATTGTGCCGAGACTTACTATAAGTTTCTTTCGAATGGCGTGAATATGAAAACGATGTTGACCAGAGTTGGCCAGGAGTCCATAACTCACAAGATCAGTCCACATGATCCGCTTTTACACGATGATAAGGAGAGCCTTTCGTATGCATACTCAGAAACTGTTGTTTATCCAGATCCTTTAGGGGAAAAACACTCCATTGATTTGCGATATTCTATACTTGGACCCGCAGCTTCGCGAGGTGACCTGATTGAGAGTCAGGGAATCTATGCTAGTAGAAATAAAAGAATGATTCTTAAGCACTCTTCAATGGGTCGTCTTTGGAAAAAATCTGGAGCCCTCCACCGGGCCGGCCGCATGGAAATTAACTTTCCGGAAAGCCTAGATAGCGAAGTTGGACTTACGACAACAAAAAACAAACTTGTCCTCTCTCCAGACTTGCGTGACTTTTTAAAGCCCAAGATTGACAAATTTAAAGCAAAAATAATGAAAGAGGCGCAGACACCTTGCAAGACAAAGGCAGAGTTAGAAAAGGAAGAAGAAAAGCTTGGCAAACAGATACACAAGCACGGCGCGCCACTGGGCCTACCGGAAGTACAAGTGCCCCCGACATCGGGAGGGCCTAATCCAGATGCAGGCCGGGGCCCCGACAAGAAGAAGCGCAAGGAAAAAGATCCAAATAATAAGTCAAAGTCAACTGTGAGTTCTCATGCAAAGTTTAACTTTGTGCATGTATCCCCCACAGTACCCACAAGCAGTCAGTGGTGGTATGAAGTGGGAGACGATATGAGTATAACAGTCTTCATTAATGATAAACACGACTTTATTATCCAGAATTATACAGAAGGCGCCGAAGAAGTTAGAAGGATAATAAGACAGTTTATGACTGCAGAGGTGTTAACACAAATTACATTTCAAGATAATTCTGCAGCACCAACTATATTTGATCAGCTGAGCAGAAACCTGACTAACTTACACAACTTGATACAATAGGAAATAACAATGGCTAGAAAAACACAAACAAAGCCGGGTCGAGTAGCAATGCAAGATCTGATGAAGATCGTTAACAAGAAGGCCGGCAGAAATGTAGCCCATGATTTAACTGGCTCAAATCCCACGCAAGTAAAGGAATGGATTCCTACTGGCTCACGCTGGTTGGAC